TTTCTGCGCCTTGATTATCTGCTTTGTAGATTACAATAGGGCGCTTTTCTTCTAATTTCTTAATCTGGATACTCTGCCAGACATTCAATCCAGCAGACAATAATATCCATATTGCGATAAATCGTTTCATGTCTCCTCCTCGTAAAATTCAATCTTTGCAAAGTTTTTAGGACTTATCGTGATGATAGTTTCAGTAGGCTCAATCTGTTGTAAATGGAGATAATCTATATTCCCTCGTTCAAGCCATTCCAACATATTTAGAATATGTCCATAATCCTCTTTTACCTTGATTTCTTCTTCAAAGTAAGGATTTTTCAATACTATCTTTGTCATTGTTCCACCTCCTCTAAATAATTTTACCGTCGAAAATCAGGGTAATTGTGCCCGTTCCGTTCTTATTGTCTGAAACCAGAGCACAACAATCCCCACTAAGCTCAACCCCCTCTATAGTGATACTACGTTGAGACTTATTGACGTGAATGATCGTGTCATTTGATGTCTTAATTCTCATTATCTTCCTCCTCGATTTTAATAACGGCCCTACCGTTTGGGTTTCGTCGTTGGTGTGATGTGTAAGTGTAGTACTTTAACATCCTTTCAGTAATTCCTGTTTCGCTACTGATCTGCGCTAATGTCCCAAGCGTAACAAACACATCACCCTGATATAATGCGTAGTCAGCCATCTGCTTCTCATTTCTTCAAATACTCAGGGGGTTCATGACCTCAATCTCAACCTCTATCCGTGGATTTAGACTGTAGAACTTGCCTACATCATGTAGCGCTATCTGACCGTCGTCCTGGAAGACAATCCCTGACATACTGTCATATAGGGCTTTTTCGTAGTTGTCAATGTCAGGTTTTTTGCCTACAGGGATAATCTCATCAAGGAGGGCCTGTTGGTTCTTCTTGATCTTGGAAATATACTGAGGAGGCTTGATGTAAAATCTAAGCTTTGCCCTCAGAGCTCCCTCAAGAATAGGCTGGCCTATGTACTGATTAGCAATGAGCAGCTGGCAATGATTGCGCCAGGCTTTCATGTCCTTGTCTTCGTAAGTCGTGGTAAAACTCCCACGTCTTGCAAACCGTGGCCGTGATTGAGGTTTAGGCTCAATGTTCAGGACAAGCTTCATAGCAAGACTCCATGGAATCCCAATTCTTCAAATAGATTCTTTTTGTTTTCTTCAATAAATTTAAAGAGGGTCTGAACTTCTTTGGTATCTTTGGCAAATTCTCCAGCTGCATAGGCGCTATCCAAAATTATATCAACAGATTGCTTGGCTTCTAATACCAGCTTGTATTCAGGCTCAAATAAGTCGCCGTTTTCGTCCAGTGATAGCTGTCTATCTTGTTTTACAAATTCTGCTACTGGACTCCACAACGAGCTTCCGACAATTTCGATATTCTGTTCTGCTTTGCTTGTTACGATTGTAAAAGGCGTATTAATTACCGCTGTTCTTTGCATTTGTTTTTCTCCTGTTAAAAAAGTGTAGTTTGCAAAGGGTACACATCTTCAAATGGCACCCCAAGCCTTAGACAGTCTCGCTTGATGTCCATTGTAGAAATGACGTACTTGACGCTATTATTTTTCTTGTCGTAGTGTGGAAAAGTGTACCCATCATTTTCAATCTTGGTTTTGATGTCCGTTTTGGTTTCAGGTTCCCATTCCACCCAATCCGTCCACTCCATGCTGGTCCTCCTCAAACTTTACAAACGTTAGCCAGTGTGTGGTGCCTCTTTGCTGACCAAATAAGGGCTTGAATGGTATCACCTCTAGTAATTTCTTTACATTTATTTGACAATCAGACCATTTAAATACTAGTGTGCCTCCAACTTTTAGAACTCTCATACATTCTTCAAAACCTTTGGCCAAATCTTCCGACCAGGTAACTTTGTCCAGCTGACCATACTGAGCTTTCATGATTGAGTTTTTACCTGCCCATTTTAAATGAGGTGGGTCAAAAACAACCAAATTAAAAGTATTATTTTCAAATGGCATGTCACGAAAATCACCAATAACATCAGGGGCTACGTTGACCTTTTTGTCATGTATCTCAAATGTTTCTTGCCTAATATCCATGAAAGTTGTATGCCTCTCGTTTTTATCAAACCAAAACATACGACTTCCACAGCAAGCGTCAAGTATTTTAATATCTGACATCGATACCTCCTAAAACGGTAAACCGTCATCTGGTAGGTCAAATGGGTTAGGATTGGCAAAAGGTGAGCTATTTCCATTTTGGAAACTGTTGCCTTGCCCTTGTCCGGGCTGACTGTTGCGACTTTCTAGCAGAGCGACGCTCTCAGCGACTACTTCGGTCACATATCGACGCTGACCGTCTTTCTCGTAACTCCTGACTTGTATGCGTCCAATGATCCCAATAAGTGACCCCTTGCTGCAATACTGAGCAATGATGTCAGCTGTACCTCTCCACGCTTGGAAATTGATAAAATCAGCCTCACGGTCTCCATTTTTGTTCTTGAAATTGCGATTGACCGCAAGTGTACCCTGTAAGCTAGATACATTGTTAGGCGTTTTTCGTAGATCAGGAGGCGCTACAAGCCTCCCAACCAGTGTGACGTTATTGATCATCTGTTTTGTCCTCTCTAGCGCTACGCTCTCCCAAGAGATAGCCTAAAAACATCCATAGGATAGCCATCCCAATCTCTTTGATAAAATCATTCATTATTTCTCTCCTTTGCATTCATAACATACATTTTGGCCTACATCTTTTGCCTTGATTATTGATAAGCTACCACATTTCTCACAGTTGATTAAAAAACCTAAACCATTTGAATTGATACTGCTTATATTGTTCTCTGAGGGAACTTTGTAAATAATCAAGGCGGATGTATGCCAATATTCAGCACTGACTCCACTGTCAGCGACAGCAGACACATTTGATTGAAATTTAATGTCAATCAACTTAATGCCTGGATTTTCGGCAAGCCAGCTATTTATTTGGTCGTCAATCGCCTCATGATGTGGATAATCACATGAAAAAACACGGTTTTAATCATATTCCCCTCCTGGATTGTGCCACCAGACCATCAGGTCATCCTGATTGTCTCTGATATGCTGCTCAAATCTTTCAAAGTGGACGATAGCATGTTTTAAGCGTTGCATGCCCTCTCCAGCTTTTGAGCAAAAGCCACAAACTTTAAAGACAGGCTCAATCATGTCAATAATTTCTACGACTTGGCCATCAAGGTTCCAGACGCTATCCTCTCCCACCTTAAAATCTAGGATAAACTCATCCCCTAGGTTGTGGATAACCTGCAATCTCTTGCCGTCTGAGTAGATGGCTACGCTGTCAGATACTTTTCTGATTTCCATGGTTTCATCTCCTAAAATGGCAACAGTTGAATGACAATAAAATCTTCCGATGTTTTTTCAACATCACAAACATAGGCATTAAGTAAGGACTCCTCAGTTTTGTATGTTGTTTGGTTTTCAACACTTTCATTCCAACGAATAAAACGAGGTTTGAGACCAGGCCATCCAGACCTGCCAAATAACGCAATACATTCCTCTTTATTTTGATGTATAGCGAATGTAATACCATGTGGGCAGCCTGTGTCATGAGTTTCTAGTATATCTTTTACTTGTTTACTCATACTTACCACCCACATTGCTCATTGAGTTCAGCCTGAGTCAATGGTTCAATACGTTGATAACCGCTGACTTGATAGTTTTTCTTAAAATCAAATCCGAGTTGACTTAGACCAGCCTTGAAACGATCTTTTTCGGCTGTGTCTACAAAATACACTTCCAAAGTCATTTTTTGGCTATATCGTTTCAGGTCGTTTTCAGCCCCTCTGAGAGCGTTGGGCTCATTTTGGGGGATTTGCCCACCGTCCAAGATTTCGCCTGACTCTGGGTCAAATTTTGGGGTTCCTGTTGATTTTGGAGCCTGTTCCTGCTGTTTAGTTTGTTGAGCTGCTAAAAGTTCCTGATTAGCTCGCTCTGCTCGTTCTTGAGCTTGTCTGAGTTCTTCCTTTTGCTTTTCAAATTCATAATCAGCTTTAATTTGTTCAAAGACCTCAGCAAGCGTCAAGTATTTCAGCTGTCGGATGTAAGGTGAGTCAGTCATGCCATACTCAGCACATAACCCTGAAATAGCTGACTTAGCCTTTTCAAATTCTTGCTGTTTCTGAAATTCAAATGTGACCATGTCGTCAAGTGATTTCATTGTGGCTTTTTTAAGCGTCACGCCGTCAGCCATGAAATCGCTAGCCTTGACATAATCAAGGGCCTTTTCATCAAATAGGCGAGGGCCCAGCATGTACTCAGCTGATTTGTTGGCTAGATAGCCTTTGACCGTGTCAATTCGGACAGCCTTTTGATGTTCTTCAAACTCTTTGACATCACTAGCGATTTTGGTGATGATGTCTTTTAGAGGCTGAATAGCATTCTTGACATACTTGTCAAATTCGTCAGCTGGTTCAGATAAGACTTTCTTATTCCTGATCCGCTCGTCAGAGACCTGCTTGTCTAATTTTCGTAGATCGGCAAGTGTCTGCTTGTCATCCTTGATGGTTGCAGCTGTCACTGTATAATTTTGATACTTGGCTACAACCTCATTGATATTCTGCTCAAATTTCTCACGGTCAATGATTTCAACCTGTGCCTGTGTTACTTTTACCTGTAATTCTTGCATGTTGTCCTCCTAATATTCAAGTTCGCCGTCTAGCAACTCGCCCTGGATTGGATCCTCATTTTGAGTAGGTTCAGGATCTGCATGATTTGCCTCTTGCTCTTTGTTAAATTGATCAATCTGAGCCATCTTGCGTGCTACGACATCCTCACGGCTCTCTTGAGGTGTGACGTCTTTAGGTGTGTTATCCAGCTGAATTTCATCAGCCTCATAGCTCGCTCCAAGCTCAGCAGGGAACGCCTCACGGTAAGCTGACACTAGAGCTACTTTCCGTATCATGACACAAGGCATAGTATCCCAGTTATTCTCACCTATTGGCTTGCCGTATGAGTTCATCACTGGATAAGTAACATCTTTCCCCTGTTGTGTCAGTTCCTTAACTCTTGCACGTATTTTAGAATTGTCATACTCCTCAAAAGATACTTCTGTTTCCGTTGGGTAAGTACGGTCTTTGCGGTACACCTTGGCCCAACCGCCAAGAATTTCAGCGCCTTTAGGAATAAATGCTCCTTTTGAGTATTTAATTTCACCGTCCAACAGATAGATCACGCCTGCCTCTTTACCATCAAATTGTGGATGACTATCTGCTTTCTTTTCAAAAGCTGATTTGGCAGTGACTATCTGGGCTGGCTGAGTGCCATACTTGATAAAATAAATTTCTTTTGTAAATGGATTGAGGTTTTGGGCTTTGGCTTGAGCTATAAAATAGGCAAGCTCCTCATCACTAGCTTTTCCTTGCGGGTCAAGATACTTTCTGATAATGCCGCTATTAAGTAGCTGAGGGTTAGTCAGAAAGTCCCCTTTTGCTTCTACAAGTTGATTGTTTGTCATTTTCTTCTACCTTTCGTTGTGTTCTCTATTCATAGGCTAGCAATCTCCTACATAAATCCATTGACCAGCGCTGAAAACCCAATCAGCTAGGTCACGTTCTTCCATTGGTTCAGGAGGCTGCAAGTAATCACGGTCATAGTCAAAGGTGCCAAATAGTCCTCTGTCCATGTGCTACCTCCTACCCTGCCATGTCTTGATAGACATCAATCAGGCGTTGTTGCATTGTGACTGTATCAGCGTACTGTCTGCGACTACGTCCAATCTCCATATTTTCATTAAAGAGCTCTTGTAGTAGGTCGTTTTGTTGCTTGATGATGTCTTTAAGCCGTTTGTTTTCAGTTTGGAGGGTTCTGACATCAATTAGATTACTGTTTGATTTTGATTGGCCATCACCCCAAAGGTCATCTAGTCCTAAGATTTCTTTAAATTTACTCCACATTGTTCTTACTCCTCATCTGTGTCATTGTTGTTTATGATATTCAGAATAGCCTCTCTTGCGTCAATAGTTCTGCCCTCATAGATACGTTTTGCGCAATGGAAAATTTTTATTAATTCAATCCGACTAAACTCTTTGTCAGCTTTATCTTTTTTCATAAGCTCTAGCATAATCTCTGAAATACTATAATCTGCTATCACTTTTTGGTCAGTAGATATTTTTTCAATATCAGAAATATCTACAATCGTTGTAACTGTATCAACTTCAATAATATCCTCAGTTTGCTTAGTCTGTGATTTTTTGGAAATGGTGATTGAGTCACATTCATAAAGTTCATCATAGCCAGCGTCTAGTATTTCAGCAAAAATGTAAGAGCCATTTTTTAAAACAATAACAGCATAGTCCCCTTGTTTTACCGTCACAAATCTATCTCCGAATTGACTTGTAGGAGATAATTCAAAAGTGAAAATCTTTCTAGTTATAATTGTCATTATTTTTCTCCTGTGGATAACTGAGTTATCCCTTTCTTTTATTTAGATTAGTAGATGTTTGTTGTAAGTTAGTGCCGTAAGGCTTAGAT